TGAATAAAAGCCGAAAGGCTGGCTTCACTTTTGTGTTGGCTTGCCTTCTTTTATTGTTTGAATCTAATCAACTGATTCAAAACGCAAGTTGGGCGCGAATCCAGCTAGTGTAGTAGGGGGCAGGAAAGAACGAAGTACGTGTTAACTATATGATTCATCCAACTTGGGTCATATACAGCGTATTGCTACCCAAGGTGTCAAGGTAGTGTGTGCGATTTACAACAGCAGCACTACTAAAAAACATCACAGACCTTGGGGCCTACTACAGAGAGTACAACCGTTAGGGTAGGTAAGGGCAGGAGCTACAACCTCTTGATCTCTTACCAGGCCAGCGGCTCTCAGCCCCTGTTTTATATTTACTCCTCCCCGGTCTAGCGGTGGGGGAGTGGTATAAAATGAGCGGTCGCGCTCACTTGAATTAATCTTTTACGTTTACGCGCATAAAATCAGGACACATCTCTTGTATACTTTAGTATATCAATGATGTTTTTGTTTTATGCGATTAATCGTAAGAGAACTTCTTTCCATCCGCCTGTATGGGCGGGATAATAAGTTCACCGCCTTGGTCGAGGCGCAAACTTGTATGTGCAAAGGTGAGCTATATGCTCGAAATAGTCGTAACTAACACACAGCCACTACCTGTAGAGCTCTATTGATCCGGAATCCTTTAGTGGGAATGCAGAGCTCACACCGGACCTGCGGGTATCTTCGGCGTTAGGGACTTCTGTTTCAGCCTTGAATCATTTACCTTTATACCTTCTCTGAGGCGCCTGGGCCGGGCGCGATATTAAGTACAAGTCAAGGACATCGCGGGTAGTGGTCTAATCAGCCGCTAGTCCTGCTGGAGAGTTCCAACTTAGTTGGGTGTGGTGCATACTAGCTGGATAGAGTAGGTATGTATTGCTAACGTATGCCGGAGGCTATCCGTCCTCGGTAGAACGTGCCGAGGAGTAGTCTCTGCAGACCCCCGAACGCGTGGGGTCTTTACTTAAATGTAGGCGGAGGGAGCGCTCGTAGGTGGAACGACTGCCTCCCAGTCGAATGCAAGATTTTGCACGCGGACCAGTCTGCCCGGCAATTCCCGGGTGATGTCTTCATACGGAATTACGAAGGTAAACAAGACTGCTACGGTGGCAGTCGATGCATCAGCCTTAAATGGTGCACAAATTAACCGGGGTTGCAACCTAGATAGCTACACAACTTCATTCGCTTCTAAAGCGGATTTAAGTGCTTTTGAGCCTGCTCTGCTCGATAAAAATGAGCAATTTTCCTTTGTTATTTCTTTTCTTACATACCTACAAAATACCAAAAACATCCTTTCTTATTTTGCTGCGCGTTTTGAGTGCTATATTTCATCTATTTTCCTTACTCCTTACATTTTAGTATCACATTCAAATTTAGCGCAGCAAACTGTTTCTCCTGCACTATACAGTTTCCCCCAACGCATGGCTTATGATTTACTAGGCTACCGTTGGAACTGTATTCCATTACTATTGTATTCTTATGGTTTTATTTCGCTCGCGCAAGCGGAACGTTTCCGAAATATTCGTAAATTTTCTGACTTGCCACTTTCTCTCCGAGCTTCTATTTTAAGATCTCGGCGCTCCGCAATACTCGTCCGTGTTTTTCCTAAGCACGTGGAGTCTCTGTTAGCGCCAAATACTTCGAATGCGCATTGTTTAAGTATCAGTTTGCGTGAATTACTAAATTCTCCTACTGAATATTTGAGCACTCCGTATTCTACTGCAGAGCCGAACCCAACTATGGAATTTTCTACGCCTTCAGTCCCAGCACTCGGTGGTGCACGAGCAGTTTTAACTCAACTGCCAACTTCCGCCAGAGCTGCCGGCCTGAATAAGAAGTGGGCTCCCACTCTCTATCCTACGCAGGCTGTAGATCAACGAGTTGTTTTTGAAACTACCGCGCGAACCATCAAGACGTTGCGCGAGAGTAACTATGTACGATCTTATCCAGAGAACTTACCACAACCACGCCAACCTGAACACTTTTCGGAACTGCTAGGTAGCATTGTTGCCGCTCGATTAACCAATTCGCAGGCGGCAGGCGCACATAGTGTTCCGGCCTCATTTAATCGGTCGTGGCAGCGTCACCCCATTATTGATCGGACTCTTTCCCCGCAACACGCAGGATTAGCTAGCGTTCTGGAAGGTGTTGATTATTCTAAGCAGGCTCTAGCTTCGGCTGAGCAAGCTATTTCAGTCAATCGATTCCTAGATACCAGAGGCAATCGAATTGTGCCGCGTTGGGAGGCAGACCAATGGAATCGTTGGAGTGGAATCACTTCATTGTATACTTTGGGCCAATCCGACAGGAATTATTTCCAAATCTGTTATCGTCTCCTGGCAAGGTATTATTTTTCGCTTTTGAGTGAAAAACTTCCTGGAATGACACCAGTGGTTAATCGTCAGGGTACGCAAGCTGCCTTAACTGGACTTACTACTCTACTGGCTCCTCCCGCCACACCAGTTCCAGGTCAGCCCATACCGTTGCCAGTTAATCCAGAAGCTGCTCTCTTCACCCAGGCGGCCTTCTCTGGTTTGAAAACAGGTACTAAACAATTCGTTGACGCTGAAGGCCTTAGTGAAGATGAATTGGTAGAATTATTGTCAGCCATTGTCCCCGTCGAGCATGCTAATATTCCCCTATTACGGACAGCTGCCCCGCACAATGAGGATTACTTTGTTGGTCCTACTCGCTACACATATGCGAATGGGGTTGATGAAGTTCTCATACATTTTGGTAATAACGCTGTCCCAGATTTAGCGCAGATTGGTGCTTTGATTCATCGCGCCCCACAAGGCGCAAAAATTCTATCTGTACTTCGATACTTGGCTATGAGACATGGTGCGGCAGATGATATTGATAATGCGCTAGAAACCCTCATTTCGCGCATTGTTATGTACACTAACTCCACCCAGCTTCGAGGCCTACGCACTAACGCTCCGACGGGGGTGTACATTAACTCAGATGGTCATTATGAATTGCATTTACCAATTGCGAAAACTGCACCAGCGTATTTCGATTCTTTTATGGTACCACATGCGCAAACTGGTGATTTACCGGCTTTCGCAAGTTTACCCGCTCGCAGTGTCATTAACAATGGCGTCCTCTTTGCACAGGCACGTGCTGCCGCCCTTAATTGGGCCGGTGCAGCCTGGAGTATGGCGGGGCGTTCTTGGGTCAATACACCAGGCACTGAGAATAATTCGTACGTGCGTAATCACATCGATGTCTTCCTTCGCAAGTACTCTAGCGACATTCTTAACCTATGGACTTCCAATCATAATAACGCTATGGCGTTCCACGTTGGGTGGTCTTTATCTGCTGTCGCTCGTTCAACTGAAGCTAACGTTGTCGTTAATTGGTGGGCAGATTACCACGTTCCAACACTTACCAATGCTTACTTGGAGCTATGGCAAGTAGAAAATTTACCCTCGCATCAAGTCCTACCTTGGGAGGATAAAGAAACTCCTTCCACTGTTAGCTGGCCCTCTAACACCCCTTTCCCCATTCATGATGCTTACTCTTTTGCAGCTCATTTGCATGTACAAGTTGCACGCGATACACCGGCAGAAGTTGGCCGCACTTTCATGGGCGATGGTGGCTCGACTGCTAATGCTCAGCATTTCGCAGCGATTGGTACGTTGAATGGTTATCGCTTTGAATCTGCCGCTAATACACCAGCTATTTCATTAGCCCGGTGGAGGCAGAGACACGCTTACCAATTCCCTGTTGCCCCTGCGACTCAAGCACCAGTGTGGCTAGCAGAACCAGGAACACCTTTTGCTGATTTTCTTTCTCCAGGGTCGCTCAATTCACACAATGTTGAAGCTAATGTTTCATACTCTTATGGAGTCACCGTGAATCCTAACGTGAGTGCTCTCGATAGGCGGTTCACTTCCCAGTTATGGTTCGATGCGGCTCGCCAGGTGCCAAAGCGTTCATTAATGATCAATTACGTTTCACCTTTCCCGGACCGCAGGGAGTTTGCTTCACTGCAAGACTACTCTATCATTGTTTGGGAAAAAGAAAATGCTTACGCCGGCATGTCTCTAGTGCCTGTAGATTTTTCGCCGGTTAGTATGGCAGATTACAAACCCGCTAGTAACCTCACCTTCCCTTCTCTTACTCGCCCGAGTGCAGTGGATGTCAGCGATGTTGCCAGAAACCCGCGAGTTGCCAGCTCTAAACGAGCTCCTCGCGCTGCCGCTTCTGATATTTTAAATAGGTTCAAAGAGTTTAATACACCGCCGTCCCCCGAACCTGCTCCCACACAGCATGTCAACGATACCCCAGCTGCTCAGCTGAGTTACGAGGCAAAATACCCTGTCGAAGAAGCGCAAGTTCCGGCTGATTTTAAATATTACCAGCCTGTGGTAGCGGAGGATCGAGTATATGTAGAACCTGCAGATGCGCCAGATGCATATGATCGCTTATCAAAACAACAGTTGAAATTAGCAATTGAGAACAATATGCAGTTGTTGGCTAAGATCCAGAATTCACCTATCTTAGGTGAGTTAGATTTAGACGCCGAGCGTAAGCGCCAGGACGAGTTCCGTCAGCTTGAAGCCGCACGTAATGCGCGGATTCAACGTAGGTCCAGCTATGTACCGTTTGGTCCTACTCGCCCACGCCCGGTTCTAAGTCCTCGTTCTACGCCGAATAAACCCCCTCTTGTGCATGGAAAACTCTCTGAAAACGAGATGAAGCATGCACCTGTGGAAGTTAATGACGCAGCTGCGGAACGGGTTCAGCGTGAAGTGCGGTCTCTTGGTCGACCAGTCCCGCCGCTTACTACTACAGATCCTTTTGCCACCCTCGCCGGCGATAAGCGTCGCCCGGGTACCTATTATCAGAAGAATGAAACTCCACTCAATTTTGATGATTTGGTAAAAGAGCAGCTCCCCGCAACTAATTTTGGACATACTGGCGCGGACGTTAATGTGCAGGACGGGATAGCAACTGATTCACTAGCGAAAAACTAGTGTGGAACGTTGCTTATTATCGCTCTGCGCGTAACGTTCTCGCCAGTATGCTTCCAGCTTATGAGACGCTATCAAAGCATTCTCAAGGAGCTAAGAAAGTAGTCGCAGGCCTTACCGACAGTATGTCGGCTAGTACTTATAAAATGAGCGGAATAGCTTATGAAGGATGGAATTACCATTATCTGTATAATAAATACAAATTAGATTCACCACCCAGTTCATATGAAGCAGCCGCAGTTGCTAGCATACTACTGAACCCTAGGCCGGACGCGCCGAACTTAACAGTTGCGCCTATTGCGGCAACGAATGCTCTGTATGAATCGTCTAAACCATACAAATTTGGTATAGGTTCATCGTGGTTACGTGCGTTTAACGAAGTCCCACTACATCTTCAAGAACAAGAACGTTTCGCGCAAAAAGCGTTTCAACATCCCGCACTAACGGAATTCACGCTTTTTGAAAACTATGGTTCTACTCCGCAAGCTTCATGTGCTACGCGTGTTTTAGAATTATTAGGTTGTGTCAACCCAGTCACAGATATGCACCATTTAGCACTCGCCAAGCAACCTATGCGATTGGCGGATCCTAATAAATTAGGTATGGAGTTACCAGCGCTTGTTAATTATTTAATCTCTGCGTGGTCACCATATGGTATGGTCTTTAACGACCTCGTCTTAACTGATGAGGTTGATGAAAGCACATATCTCAAATTGCTTGAAGATTTCCCCAAGGCGCAGGTACTAGTTTGTGTTCATTATGGTCACATATCTTATGCTGTGCGTGGAACATTCTTACAAGCTGAGTTGAACACATACCGGAGCGCATACCATAATCAGACTCCGCATTTGACGAGCCTGGATAGGGACGCGCTCTTGGCTGCATTCCCCAAGAATACGGGTCGCGCTGGAGGTCGTATTCACTTATCGCTTGACTTGCTCCTGCGGTCCAAGCTTACAACCCCACAACGTGCTTTACTCTTCGGGTTTTTGCGCGGGCGACACGCAGGTAACGACTTTGAAGAAGTCTTCATCACGACAGTTTCACTGTTACCATTCCTTGAAGGGGCGGCGGGGATAGACTTAACACTCTTTTTCTTACGAAATATGTCAACCATCGTTACTTTATCAACTAATGATGTAGCAAAGTGGTTGAAAGCCGCTCACGCTTACACACGGATATACCAATGCATGCCAGGATTAGCACTACCTGGGCTGTTGGTTCCACAAATCCGAGCATATGGCGATTTGGTGTATGGGTTAGATTCACTTGTGGGTCGTTCAGAATTAATGAAGCTGGATTTCACAGGCGAACTGCTCATGCGCACTGCCGATCCAATTCAGCGTGCAGTCCCTATCCTTCAAAACACTACCGCAGGCTATGAATTGCATTTAAGTACTGCCCTATATGAAGAATACGAGGATAGGGCCACAAACTCTACCTTTAATGATTTACTCCCTGAGCAGATCAACTTAGAGAGCTTTGAAGCTTGGTACGCTCGTAGGATGTTTTGGGGGGCATCTGGCGGTGCACCCGGAGCGAAGATAGCTTGGTCAGAAAAGAACGGAGGCGACGCCATGCGCGTTAATAAGCGTGGAGCACTCTTAGCAATACCTGCAGCTCATTTTACCAACATACTCGAGAAAGCTATTTCTCCTGTTTTATGGTCGGTCAAGGCCCTAAAATTTGAACCTGGGAAATTGCGTTCCATTCTGAATACTAGCATGGAACATAATGTCATGCAGGCTTATCTGTTGGACCATTTTGATGGAAACGTCAATAGCGGGACGTGGTATGCGATAGCGAACGCCGGCGCAGCACGCTTGGCGGCGCATGCTAACAGGCTGCAAGCGCTACGTACTCAAGTTGGTTTTATGTGGGATTTTGCCGATTTCAATATCAATCACACGTTTAGCGGAATGGAAAAATTGTTTTCTACGCTAGCCAGAGAATTATTGCGACGCGCGCGATATTCTAACGGTCCTCAGCACACGCAACAAGCAGCTCAGGATATTAAACAGATAACAGCTTGGGTTAACGCAGCTAGACACAAAACTTACTTAAGCGATAATGACACCAAAGCAGTTTTAGAAATTAAACGGAGTTTACAATCTGGTGAACGGGCTACTATGTGGGTTAATACACTTAGGAATAATGTGGACCATCGCATTGTTTCATTAGCAGCTGAGAAACTCTTTGGTTATGACTTAGCGCCACAATCAGGCCACAAAACTGGGGATGATGTTTTCTTAGTCACCAAGACAGTTGGAGATGCAGTACTTATGAGTGCACTGTACAATTTGTGCGGTGCGGCAGGTCAAGCGCATAAGATTCTACTCAGCTACCCACAACATGGAGGAGCTCGGGGTGAGTTTGTAAGGTATGCGTATGACGCCTCATCGAATAGAGTGTCGGGTTATCCTTTACGCGCTCTCGCTGGTGTGGTACACGGTGAGTTTTTCACCGAACCAGTCACAAACCCAGCGGATAGAGGTGCTACACTCATTCAACAATTTGCTAAAGTCAAGCGTAGAGGAGTACATTTACCTGATTCCCTATTAGATGCCATGTTAGCTAAGAGTACGTCGTTGACATACACTCAGCAAAGGAAAAAGTGTCGCGTTACTATCCCACGCGATCTAATTGCACTACCAGCAGCTTTGGGCGGTGTGGGTGTTACAGAGACAACTAATGGTATGTTGAGTGCAGAGGAATCAACTACTCGCACTGTCATGCGAGACGCTTTTGCAATCTGTATCCCATCCGGTGAAGGCAAAACCACTTTAGCAAGGCGTTACCCTGAACTGTTTGTTGACCATGATGATTACAGCACGCCTGAGCACGAAATAAAACGAAAGCAAGCCGTATATACTGGTCAATATGACGAGCTTAACGCAGCGTGGCGCAACATCACCTATGACAAGTCGAAAATACTGCTCACTTGGCATCCAAGTACAGTTCCAACGGGCGTTAAAGTATTGGCAGCTGCGATGTTAGTCACGGGAACTGGTCTCAGAGCAAATAAAGCAAATCGAACAGCGCTGCGTCAGGCTGTAGCGCAACATTTACTAGCAAAGAAGGCGTTGCGAGTCTATCCTAATAGTAGAACCATGTTTGCTGAACTCACACAATTAGCTATTGAACAGGTGGATATCGTACGTTCCCGCACGTTCGCTATGGTAAGTAAGCAAAATCATAATGATATTGGCTCGCTGCCTATGTTGCGAATAGAACCAATCGGTGCCACTAGCATCCTACGGGCTGCTAAAACCCACGTAGTTGACTACGAGTCCATGCGTAGGTTTGGTGTTTCTGGGAAGACACATATAGTTGACACAGCATTGCTAAAATCGGCTCTTACAGCTGCATATCCAGCATCGACGATTTCTAACGCACTTGCAAAATTAGGTGAAGATTTGCACAATTACTTAGAGACGCACACAATCAAGCCGATTAGGATGGCACCGGTTGATCCCAGGGCTAAAACCGCTTTCCCACTGCTCAAACAGGCTTATCTCAAGACTTTAGAGAATTATACAGCGTTAGCGTCAGGTTACGTCCCAGCACCCCGCCACTCATATAATTCGATTGTTGGACTCATGCGGCCTACTGGCTTCAGTAATGGTGCTGCATTAGCACTAGCAATTAGTGCGCCTGCGCCTTCAGGTGCGCCTGGGAAGCTGGGGAAGTTGTTCTCGTTTTTACATATTGCATTAGCGCGTGGCAAGGTGAGTGATGCAGCCGCATCAGATAGTGTCGGAAAGTATAGCCAGGAGGTACGTAGGATATACGCGTTGGCTAAGAACTCACCTAATGCGGCAGATAATCTCTATGACTATTTGTCCGGAAACGTGAGCTTCTTCCCACCAAAAGGAGGTTATCCAGCTGAAATGCTTGCACTTGCTCGCGATCTAGCACTTCAGCACATTGAGACAAACCAGCCGGCCTTACTCACGGCCCCCGCTGAACAGCTACGCTCAGTCTGCAGCGTACTGGATTCGTTAGCAATACTGGCGATAGTGAGTGCCCTGCAGGAAAAGTTACCTGGTTTCATAATAAGAGACTAGCTTCTTTCCTGTACGAATAAACAGATAAATCATAAAGATTTTTCTGTAACTACT